GTTGTCTCAATAGGTTTTCCATCCTTCAAACCGTATTTTTTCTCATAAGCGGCAATAGCAGCATCAATACTGGCTTGACTGCCTTGTTCATTTGATACCAAGTCCGGAAGAATATTATCCTTGAATAACCCAATATAGTTATCCAGATTCTCTTCACTTTCGATGTCAAAAAGAGCTTGCACCTTGGCCGCATACTTTTCAGGAATTCCAGCTTTTTTCAAAGCTGCTTTGATGGTTGCTAAAATCTTCATACTTTTTTCCTTAAAATATATTGGGAGTAAATTTTTCCTGCTTATATATTTTATTTCAGAATCAAATGCATACATTTGTAATTAAGTTAAAGCGTAGAATGGATTATATAGAAGATAGACATGAATATTACAATGTGTATATATCTAAGTGTACACAATGCAAGCATTTTAATTTTGATAAATTAAAATGCCCGGCATACCCTAATGGTATTCCTGTTAAATACCTTGATGGTTCACAGGTACATGACAAAAAAGAAAGCGACCAAAAAGGGGAGTTCGTCTTCCTAAAAGAATCCAATTAACTAGTTTTCGCTTTTGTATAACTCCATCCCATTTTTTCGGATATCCGTTTCCATAATATATGATAATGGACCACTGAAGCCATTGTTGGGGATAGTGTATTATTATTGATTCTAGCAGTAAACTCTGCTCTTAGTTTGTTATTCTCCCGATTCACTAGCTTTTCGAATTTACTAATTGTAATTCCCCATCCTTCTTCGGGACGTTTCATAGCGAATGTATAATTAGGTGTTACAGCTCTCATTTCTGATACATTATGGGCTATTGCAAGATACATATCAGCCGGACTGAATGAGTTGCCAATTCGTCCCAAACTCTTTTCTGGCTCTTGCCAGCCTCTTGGGTGATTATGTGTAAAAATGCAATCCTTCATCTTCGCACATTCTTCATCCGTAAACTCAACACTATATTTGGCTCCGCGCTTATCGATTACAACATTACCATTCTTGTCAAATAAGACTCCTGTCTCAAAGCTTTTATTCAGGCGTATTTCATTCTCTGTGTTGGTTATTTTGTTATAGAGTTTTCGTTCATTCCATTTTTGTTTAATATCTGTAATTTCAGCATCAGTCTTGATACGTTTAGGTTTAGAAACCTTTATAACTTCATTCGTAATAGGTTGGGAAACTATTTCTCTTTGTAGTCCTCCATCATTGGTAAAGTTATCCTTATACCAGAAAGCCGATTGCAATCCGTCTTTATTCTCGCTGACGAAATCCTTTGCTCCCTGGGGAATGTCTGTAATAACCTGCTCTTTCGGAACTGTGTCATTCAGCAGAAAATCCGCAAAATTTTCTGGTTCCATCGTAATGGGAGTAGCGAAGCAGATACAGAAAGGATGGAAGCCTGTAAACTTGAATGTTTTAGGATATTTTCCAACCATCGCATCACAGATCTTACACGGTCCGCGATTATTGGCCGAACGCTGTATCTCAATTCCTAGTATAAAATCCTGTTTACTCCAACGTTCATAGTCTGCACTACGATAAGCTGTGTTCGTAGTTGTTGCAGATGTTCGGAGAGCGTTCTTGTATGCAGAGCGGTATACACCTTGCCCTGGATGATAATCTTTCATCGGTTGTGATAGAACCAATTCACCTTTCTCATTTCGGATCCGGCGAAAACGTTTTTGGGGATTTTGCAAAATTTGCCGTATATCACTACTGATTCCGTTTGAATTACGTCCGGCAACTACGCCGCTATCAAGATAGAATTCGAGTTGCGATTTCGTTTGCTGTGTAATATTCCAAACTCTATCAGACAATTTTAGACCGTTGGAATCTATATCATTCTTTAGAGCCTCAAATGCAGATAGGCTATGAGTAAACATTCCATCCTTAGTTGCGCTAGAAATAGACATTCCCTTGATGAACAGGGAAATAAAATCATCATTCTTCCTCTCTGCTCGTTCCCAGCCATCCTTTTGGAATGCGGAAATATTAGCATATAACATTGATTCAAGGTTTAGTAGTTCCCGGTCAACCGCACTCTCTATTCCCTGATTGCTTATCCATACATTGTTTTTCCCCGCATCTGACCATTTACGGAGATACGGGGAAACAGAAAGTATAAACTGATTAAAGATATTGGCTATTACGGCCTGCTGTGCAGCAACTTTCTGTATATGCTGTTTATCGTAGAAAGAAAGTCCAGGCATAGTTAAAGTGTAGCTCCTAGGAATGAATTGTTTTGAGCGGTATCTTTCTCATCTTGTTTCTTGCGGGCTAACTCTTCTTCAACATCATCCGTATATGGTGAATTTTTAATAATCGTCTCTTTGCTATTGAATTGGGATGCTGTTTCAAGATTCTTTAGTTCTTCAGCCAGGTCCTGTGGGAGAATACTGCCAAACTCCACCTCAATAAAATTATCATTTAGCTGTGATGCATACTTAGTATGTGTGATGTTAGCCATTCCTGCTTGAACTATTGACACAGTACGTTGAACTGCAGGGCCGAAGATTTCCATCTGCTCACTGGCTTTAATTTCCGCGTCAATCAGCATAAATCGGCGAGATGTTCCGCTTAAATTACCTAATCCCATTAGCTTATTCATTGATAAATCAGGGCTGGAAGCTCCGGAGTGTATGGCATCGTCTAATTGGTTAAGCTCGAGTGTTACGGATTCGCAGGACTGCTGCCACGCTAAGTAGTCGGCATCACCATGATACGATGTACCGGTATCAGGGTCTATTTCCATTCCGAAGTTCAATTCCTTGCCAACGGTTTCTTTACTTGGTAGATTTGCAAGACCATAGGTTTTTAAAATTGGTTCAGAGAAATAATCGTTTGTATCTGACAAACGGGAAAGCCTCATTTCCTTTTTATCAATCAAGTTGGCAACATCTTCCCAATCAGGGCAATCTACTTCGGCATATACTACAGGAATCTTTCCAAAGAGGTTTTTTGTCTTTTTCACTAGCCAAATGCCGTCCATTACTCCGGAATAGATAACATCTTTCGTGTATATCTTCACGCATTCACAAGTACGGCCATTGACTTCTGCATTGTATTTATAGATGAAGCCGTCCATATCGTCGTCCTCGTCGAAATGTGGATAGAATTCACATTCGATATTGTTATCTTTAGGAGTAGAAAGAATCTTAACCTTTAATTGGCTTTTTCCATCATCCCGGGTAACTGGATAGAAAACAATAGCTGCTTTGGTTTCTGAAAGAACTTTTCTAGCAAACTCTTTCAAAACTGATTGCATCTTGAGTTTACGCTTATAGATATTCTTAAATTCGGTAAAACCGTTATTTGGGTCTTCAGCTGTGATAGTCATTTCACCACCAAACAAAAAGGCAACAGAGGTACGAACTATCTTCTTTGGTAGATTAGTCACAATTTGAGCGACTTCTACAGTTTTATCCTCTAGTCTCCTTGGCTTTTCTTCTCCTGTATCGGGATCAACTTCTTTTTCTGTCTCTGAATATACAGCGATCTTCTTCGGTTCGCGATATCCGACAGATTCTTTACGTCGAGTCCTGTCGCCATCGTATTCTTCCATATACTCGCGAGGATTACGGTTCTCTCGGGTATCAACGCATAAATCTCCGACTATGCTTCCGAAGTCTTCATTTTTTAGAATATCCTTAATGTCTGGCATATACTTTTCTCTTAAAATATAAAACGCCTAACATTACTTCGTTATTTCTCTTATAAATCTTATCACATAATAAATGGCAAAACTAAGGAAGATTATGGGAAAATTGCGCTAAGATTCTCAAAATAGTCCTTGATTTATTTTTTCCAATGTATTTAAATACTTTTGAGTCGCATACTTATTAATGATAGAAAATCCTCCATTGACATCTAGAATAATAAATTTGGACCTATTTTTATATATAGGATGCTTGGCATCAATTATTGTTATATTACTATCAGGTATATATTCTTCAAACTTTTCAAGGGGAGTATAATACTTATTTATATCGTGAATTATTGATTGGTATTTCATAACTTGTTCCTTATTAACAATGTATTCATAACCTTCAACTTCACCGAATACTCTAAAACAATCCTGATACTCAAATAAAAATAAAATTCCACCTTCTTTATGAGATGGTCCTAATAGTAATCCGCCATCTTTTGCGTCAATAATAAGATTCTGCTCATGTAACCTTTTAATTTCTCTTAGAGATATACGTTGTTGATAATAATACATGTTTTTTCAACAAAAGTAAAACAGGTATATCATATTTACAAATATTTGTGGCAAAAACTCTTTTATATGTGTTATTTGAAACTCTATATGATTTATATTCAATATTATAATATGAAATTATCCACGTCCTACTTTACGAGTAGACACTTTGAATTTTAAACCTAATGATTCTGCGAACTCCGCAAGGATTGTCATGCCATCCGGCGCATCGTCATGAGCATTGTCACCCTCGCGCTTGTAGCTTGTTAATGCTTTCATGAAACGACCGTAGTCTGATCCTTTGGCGTATTCTGATTCATCAAGGAAAGCGCAATACCTCTTTATCCAACCGGCCTTCATAATAATTCGTGTTGGTTTGTGCTGTGTAGTAGGACGGGCTTGTATGGTGCAGGCTTTCTTTTCCGCTGTTACCAATTTACGGACATGGATAGCAAATATGCGTCCACCGTTGTTTGACTCGATACGCATTTGATCGCATCCCGTATCTATAACCATTTGAGCCAAACGAGGCTCTGTTATTTCTACAGGATCCTTGGTGAAAAGAACATCAGTGATAAAGTATTTGGGACCGAATACCTTTGCGAATGGTGCGCAAAAATCATCATCTCCCTTGTCTGCCGTATCACAACCACCGATAACACCGTCAGGTTTCTTTCCTGCGATATCAGCACTTTTAAAACGCATGAGAGCAGATTTAGGGAATAGTAACCCTTTGGCCTCGAACGGTTCCTGCATATATTCGGCCATCCAAATACTTTCGTCGGTTTCAGAACGTAGTTCCTGGTAATATTCCGTAGTATGTACATCGGCGCAGAAAGTTTCGTCGTTCTCATCCAGCGCAGCAATACGAATGATTTCATTGTACTTGCCGGCTTCTTCCATACGTCCGAGGACATCACTAGAAGACCAGCGGGTACCAATGTCAATCATACAGCAGCTTCCCTCAATACGTGAATCGTGCGTACCTTGTTTCCAAGACCATACCTTCTCGTTATTATTGTCGGATAACGCATCTTCCAGGCTCTTGTATAAGTCGTCGGTCATGGCAAGCATTGATGCACCGAAACCGATCACGGTGCCGCCAACACCACCACCGAAATAAGATACCTGGCGAGCGCCTTCCACATTCCAACTCTTCACATTCTGTTTATCACCTTTCAGATGAATATCAGGGAATATCTCTTTATATCGTTTCGACTTAACTATATCACGGGTATCATACGAAAGTTTGTTGTATAGAGTATCAGAACAACAATTACGCATTACGGATTCTTCCGGAAAGTGACCGTACATCCAAGCTATGAAAAGAGATGATATATAAGACTTACCGGCACGCGGCGGCATGCTGACAGCAAGACGGTAGATTATACCAGCAGAATATGATTCATACACACGCATGAACGCTTCTGCGACCTTCTTTAGGAACAGACGTTTAGAGAAAAACTTCGGATCATAGTACAAACAGAACGCCCAAAAGTCTTTCTTTGATATTCGTTTGCGGAGTATGGTAGCAGCCTTTGCTTTACGAATCAATATTTGTCTTTTACTCTTCTTCTTTGCCATCAATTATAGCCTGTAGTTGTTCGTCACTCAATCCTTCCAGTTCATCACCAAGGTTCACATTTGCATCAACTTCTTTTTTGTCTCTCCATTTCTCCGGTTGCCGGTTCTTCAGCCAGAATATAGCGGCTGTCGTATCAGGTGGGTAATGTTCAGTATATTCCTTTGAGTCTGTTATTCTTCCT